TGTCGAAAGCAGAAACAAAAAAATAGATGATATACGTAATGCTGCTGGTTTAAATAGAAATGATTTAGCATCTAATACTAAATCATCACGACAAGATATAAGTGCTACTGTGTCAGGCGAAAGAGAGAAAACTGCAACTGATTTAAAAGCTACAATCACCAAAACAAGAGATGCTTATGCAAAAGCAAAAGTTGAACTTGATGCTAATTATGAAACTACATATCAGAAAGCGTATAATAAAGTAATTACAACTATTGCTGGAAAGCCTAAGACAAAAGGCAAGGGTTCTAAAGCAAAAGATGCAAATGACTTTAAACCTAAAGATAGTAATACTATCTTTTATACAAAAGCTGAGATGGCAGCCAAGAATCATAAATAATTAGATTAATAATATTAATATGAAGGAGGAAATTAAAATGCCTAAATTTGACTTTAGTGGATATGCCACTAAGAATGACATTAAATGTTCTGACGGAAGAACTATCCGTAAAGATGCATTTAAAGAAAATAATGGAGTTACAGTACCTTTAGTTTGGCAGCACATACACGATAATCCTGCCAATGTACTAGGCCATGCTCTTCTTGAAAATAGAGAAGATGGTGTATATTGTTATTGTTCGTTTAATGATACTGCAGCTGGTAAAGAATCCAAAACCCTTGTTGAACATGGGGATGTTAAATCGTTATCCATATATGCTAATAAATTAGAACAAAAAGGTTTTGATGTTATGCATGGAATGATTAGAGAAGTTAGTCTTGTATTAGCAGGAGCAAATGAGGGTGCATATATAGACAATCTTAGTATTCAACATGGAGATTCCTATGAGACGGTGGATGATGAGGCTATAGTTTATATGGATGAACCAATTAGTTCAGAGGAAATAGAACATGCAGCTACAAAAGTTGTTGAGAAGCCTACTGAACCAGTTAAGCCAGTTGAAGATAAAAAGCCTGCTGAACCAGTTAAGTCAGTTGAAGATAAAAAGCCTGCAGCTGAGAAAACATTGCAAGATGTATTTAATACACTAAATACAGAACAGCAAAATATGGTATATGCTATGCTTGCTGATGCTTTGGGAGAAAATGATACTCCTACTCCAGAACCTACTGTAGATCCTAAAAAAGATACAACAAAACCTAATGGCAATGACAAAGTTGTTGCACATTCAATTGAAGAAGGGGGAAAAGATATGAAAACAAACGCATTTGACAAAAAAGAAGATAACAAAGAGGTGGCTTTAAGTCATTCCCAGGTAACTGAGATTTTCACTGATGCTAAAAAGGGTGGTAGTTTGAAAGAATCCTTCCTTGCTCATGTACAAACTTATGGTATAGAGAATATTGATTTCTTATTCCCAGATGCAAGACTTGTTAATGGGACACCTGAAATAATAAAGAGAGATGATGTCTGGGTAGAAGCAGTTTTATCAGCAGCAAATCATTCACCTTTTAGTAGAATCAAATCTACAGCAGTAGATCTTACAGCTGATGAAGCTAGAGCTAAAGGTTACCTTAAAGGCGGTTTAAAGAAAGATGAAGTTATTAAACTTCTTAAGAGAGTAACAACTCCTCAAACCATCTACAAGAAACAGAAACTTGATAGAGATGATATAGTTGATATAACAGATTTAGACATAGTAGTATGGCTTAAAGCTGAGATGAGAACTATGTTAAATGAAGAAATAGCAAGAGCAATTCTAGTTGGCGATCAACGTAGTGAAGCTGACCCAGATAAAATCAATACTGATAATGTAAGACCTATATATCTTGATGATGTTCTATATGCACCTCATGTTGATGTATCAGCTGATCCCGAAACAATGATTGATGAGATATTAAGAGCTAAAGGACAATATAAGGGTTCAGGTAATCCTACTTTCTATGCTACTCAAGCTAACATTATAGAGATGCTGCTTGTAAGAGATACAACTGGTAGAAAGATATATTCAAATATATCCGAACTTTGTCTTTCTCTTGGTGTATCTAGTATCATGGAAGTTCCAGTTATGGAAGGCGTTTCTCGTATGGGAACAGAAGCAACACCTCTTCAACATGACCTTATTGGAATAATTGTTAATCTTAAAGATTATACAATAGGTGCTGATAAAGGCGGAGCAATTAATATGTTCGATGATTTCGACATCGACTACAATCAACAGAAATACTTAATTGAAACTAGATGCTCTGGTGCTTTAACTAAACCTTACTCTGCTATAGTTATAGAAAAGAAACACGTTTAGAAATAAATAAAGGAGGTATATCTTTTGGCTAAAAATAAAGTGTATACTAAAAAGTGTGATGATTGTCGACAAAAACAGACAATAAATTGCCCTAATAGTTCCAAATGTTATAGTCTAAAAGATAAACCATACTTCTATAAGGAGGAATAATTCAAAATGGCAAAGTATTATGGACCAGTCGGCTATGGGATATCTACAGAAACTGCTCCTGGTGTATGGGAAGATGTAATAACTGAAAAAACCTATTATGGAGAGCTTCTTCGCAATAGTAGAAAGTTAGTTATTGCCTCCGGCACATTGAATGACAATGTAAATATGACCAATGAAATAAGTATTGTAGCCGACCCATTTGCCAATCAGAATTTTCAGTCTATTAGATATATAGAATATCTGGGTACTAAATGGAAAGTTCTAAACGTTGAAGTTCAGTATCCAAGATTAATATTAGGGATGGGGGGAGTATATAATGGGTAGTAGACTTAAACTCCATTCAATATTAGTTGCTCTTTTGGGGTCTGGTAATGTTTACTATCAGCCTCCTTCTACAATTACAATGAAATATCCAGCAATAGTTTATTCACGAGATAAAATTCAAACCAAATATGCTAATGATGTGGTATATGGACTTAAAACATCATATGAAATAATTGTGATTGATGCTAATCCAGATAGTATAATAATTGAAAAAGTTGCATTATTACCGTCTTGTGCTTTTAATAGAAATTATACTTCTGATAATCTTAATCATGATGCGTTTACATTATACTTTTAAAAATAAGGAGGAATTTTAAATGTCAAAATTAGTTTGGGATCAATTAGGCGAAAAAACATATGAAACTGGCGTAAAGCAAGGAGTCCTGTATCCAGTTCAAACCGGAGGTTCATATTCTCTAGGTGTAGCATGGAACGGTTTAACGGCTGTTACTGAAAGTCCTTCTGGAGCAGAAGCATCACCTATTTATGCAGATGATATTAAATACTTAAGTCTTATGTCTGCTGAGGAATTTGGAGCAACTATTGAAGCATACACTTATCCTGATGAATTTTCAGTTTGTGATGGGTCAGGATCAATAGCAACAGGTGTATCAATAGGTCAACAGACTCGTAAGTCATTCGGTCTTTGCTATAGAACAGCTTTTGGTAATGATATTGACGGAACAGATTATGGTTATAAACTTCATTTGATATATGGAGCAATGGCTTCACCATCAGAAAAAGGTTATAAAACCATTAATGATTCACCTGAAGCTATAACCTTTTCTTGGGCAGTAACAACTACTCCTGTAGCTTTAGATGGTTTTAAACCTACTGCTACTTTGATAATTGACTCCACTAAAGTGGTAGAGGCCAATTTAGCAGCACTTGAATTAATCCTTTATGGAACTGTTGGGGTTAATGCTCGTCTTCCATTACCTGACGAAATTGCTACTATATTTGCTGGTGAAGCACCTTCAGCTTTAGTTCTGTCAACTAGTCTTCCTGCTGATGCAGCTACTGCAGTTGTTGTTTCCTCAAGTCAAGTTCTTACTTTTAATAATAAGATACTTGAAGATTCGGTTATCGTTACAACAGCAGCTGGAGTTATTATTCCTGGAAATAAGTCATATGATGCTACAGGAAAGATACTCACATTTAAATCAACTGTAAACTTAACAGCAGCTACACCTTATCTAATTGCTGTTGTTGGAGTTGTTGATATTTACAATCAATCACTTGCTCCAGTAATTAGGAAATTTACAACTGCTTAATTAATTAATCAAAATGGTGGCCTATCCTGCATTGTCAGGAGGCCTTTCTATTTATTAGAAAGAGGAGGTTTTTAAGTGAAACAATTAACAGATTCAGAAATTTTAAAAATTAATAATATAAACACCCATACCAAACAAATGGGTTTTGGTAACATCATTAAAGATTTACTTAATGATGGAACTCCAATTGGAAGTCCTGTAAATGCAGTTAATGCTACAAAAACTTTAACTATAGATACTCAGCCAACAATTGGAAACACCATGACTATTGGAACAAAGGTATATACCTTTGTAGCTTCAGGATCAGCAACTACTGCAGGTAAAATCTCTATTGGTACTGATTTGCCAACTGCGAAATTAGCCATTGTTGCTGCTATAAATGGTACAGACGGAGTAAATGCTCCTCATCCATTAGTAAGCGCTAGTGCATTTGTAGCAAATGTATGTACTATTACAGCATTAGTAGCAGGAGTAGCTGGCAATAGCATAGGTACAACAAAAGTATTTACTGCTGGAACCAATACCTTTGCATCAGCAACTTTAACTGGCGGAATAGATGGTACTATTGGCGCTGTTGGTTCTGCGCTTATAGATAATACATATCTATATAAATGTATTGCTAACAATACTACATCTGGTAAAAACTGGCGTCGTATTGCACTTGGAACAGCATTCTAAATAACATACTTTCAAATGGATCTAATCTGTGTTAGCAGAAGATCCTTGTAATCATACTATATATGGTGTATGTTTGATTATAAATTTGATGGACTCTTTTAGTAGAGTCCTTCTACACAGAATTTTATGTTGTTTTATAGAAAGGATTTTGAAATGGAAGAAAAAACTTTTAGAACTAAAGCTATTAACGCTATAGTTAAACATTTTAATAAACAAGTTGAAAAGACCGATAATATAACAATCAATGCAAAAGATGTTTATGTTGTTTGGGAATGCAAGACATTACAGAATAACAAAGCCCTACTTAGTACAACGGTTCCTGATGGAATGTACTATGAATTTACTTGGAATGGTGACAAAAACGAAGGATATCTAGATAGTTATAAAAAATGGAGTAATGAAGTTATAAAATAGAAAAATTTCTCTTGAAAGGAGATATTAATTATGTTAAAAAAAACAATGACTTATACAGATTACAATGGCACAGAAAGAACTGAGGATTTTTATTTCAATCTATCAAAGTCTGAAGTAATGGAAATGGAGATGTCTACAACTGGAGGACTTAGTACAATGTTGACCAATATTGTTGCAACTCAAGATGCTCCAACTATTGTAAAAATATTTAAAGAACTTGTACTTAAGTCTTATGGTGAAAAGTCGCCAGATGGTAAAAGATTCATAAAAAGTGATGCATTAGCAACTGGCTTTTCTCAAACAGAAGCTTATTCAGATCTATTTATGGCATTAGCTACAGATGCTACATTAGCAGCAGAATTTGTTAATGCTATTGTTCCACAAGCACCAAAACAACAAATGACAATCCCAAACTAATAACTAAATAAAGGAGAGATGACAATGCTTCAAATTATTATACCTGCCCTTGAAAAGTATGATGAAATTAAGGAAGAATTTATTGCTACAAAAGAGCAGTCATTAACCTTGGAGCATTCGCTTGTCTCTATTTCCAAATGGGAATCAAAATGGTGTAAACCTTTCCTAGGAAAGAATGAACGAACTGTTGAAGAAACAATCGATTACATAAGATGTATGACCATAACACAGAATGTCCCAAAAGATGTTTATAATAATATTACTACGGATAATATTAATAGTATTGGTAAATACATAGACTCACCCATGACTGCAACTTGGTTTAGAAAAGAACGAGGATTAACATCAAATGAGATAATTACATCTGAGATAATTTATAATTGGATGATTATATATACTATTCCTTTTGAGTGTCAAAAATGGCATTTAAATAGGCTTTTAACATTAATTAGGGTATGCGATAAAAAGAATGCCCCAAATAAAAAAATGTCAAACTCTGAGATAATGGCTAATAATACTAAACTAAATAATGAAAGAAGAGAAAGATATAATTCTAAAGGATAAGGAGGCCGTTCTATGATAACTTTTACACAAAAAGGGGACTTATCAAAAACTAGCAAATTCTTAAGGGACCTTAAAGGCCTCCACATAAATGATTTAGATAAATATGGTCAACAAGGTGTAATTGCTCTATCTAATAATACACCAGTTGATTCAGGGATAACAGCAGATTCTTGGTCTTATAAGATAATAAACGATAAAGGAAAAACTACTATATCATGGTTTAATTCTAGTAAAGTAGATGGCGTACCTATCGCTATAATACTACAATATGGTCATGCTACAAAAAATGGTGGATGGGTTACTGGAAGAGATTATATTAATCCTGCTATCCGACCAATATTTGATAGGATTGTGGAATCAGCATGGAAGGAGGTTACTAAATTATGAGTACACAAGTTGATGAAAGAGTAGTCTCAATGAAGTTTGACAATAAACAATTTGAGCAAAACACTGCAACTAGTATGAGTACACTTGATCGTTTAAAGAAGGGTTTGAATTTAGAAGGAGCGTCTAAAGGATTAGAAGGGATTAATGCTGCTGCTAAAAATGTATCTTTTGATGGTATATCTAGTGGAGTAGAAGCAATTAGTGTAAAATTCTCAGCACTACAAGTTATGGCAATAACTGTTTTAACGAATATTACAAATTCTGCATTTAATGCTGGAAAGAATCTTGTTAAATCATTAACCATTGATCCTGTTATGGCTGGTTTTGATTCATATGAAACAAAGATAAATGCTATTAAAACAGTTATGTCAGGTACTGGGGAAACGCTAGATCAAGTAACTAAAAGTCTTAATGATTTAAATAATTATTCAGATAAAACAGTGTATTCCTTTCAAGATATGACAGAAAATATTAGTAAATTTACTAATGCTGGATTAAGTTCTGCACAAGCAGCAACTGCTATTAAAGGTATAAGTAATGTTGCAGCTTTAGCTGGTGCTAATGCAGGAGAAGCTTCACGTGCTATGTATAATTTTGGGCAAGCATTATCTCAAGGTTCAGTAAAACTTATGGATTGGAAATCAATTGAAAATGCTAATATGGCAACTGTTGGTTTTAAAACTCAATTACTTGAGGCGGCTTTTGCAGCAGGAACATTAAAGAAAAGTGTTGATGGTCTATATGTTACAGCAAAAGGGTCAGTTATAAGTGCCACAAAAGGTTTTAATGAATCTCTTGAAGAACAATGGATGACTACTAATGTTTTAAATGCTACACTTGCTGATTATGCTAGCGAAACAACAGATATTGGTAAAAAAGCTAATGCTGCTGCTCAAGATGTTAACACTTTTAGTCAAATGCTAGATACTATGAAGGATTCAGTTAAAACTGGATGGACTAAATCTTGGGAAGCAATTATAGGAACTAAAGATCAAGCAAGAACTCTATTCACTGGTATAAACAATGCCTTTGGTTCAATAGTTGGACCTTCTATAGTTGCTCGAAATGCAATGCTTAGTTTCTGGAATCAAAATGGTGGTAGACAAGCAATAATAGATGCCTTAGGTAACTCCTTTAAAGTATTAAGTCAAATATTAGGAGCTATAGGTAAAGCTTTCCATGATGCAATACCACCTGCAACTTTTCAAGAAATAGTAAACTTTTCTAAAGGTATTAGAGATCTAACAAAAGGTTTT